CTGTAACTAAGGTAGCTGACCTAGCCGCGCTTTCTTTGCGACTATTTAAGCCATCTTAAACTAACCTAGGAGACAGAAATGTCTTTAGCAAATGCATCGATTCCGATTGGTGCGACTTACGCCCCCACTGGGGGTTCTGCAACTACGTTGAAATCACTTGGAGTTACGGGTGAGTCCAATAAGTTGTACATTGACGATGGAGCAGATTTGATTCTGCGCAAGACATGTCTTGCATCGTCAAAGGCCGGAGTACCGAACGCTGGGTCGCCAAATGGCTACACTCAGCAAAGGTCCACCATCGTTTTCCACGTGCCTTATTTACTGGCAAACGGGAATTACACAAAGAACAAAGTTAGTCTAGAGGTCTCTTTTGACCTTGAAACTGACGCCGCCGGCCGTGCCTACCTTCGTGAGCTAATTGCTCATTGTGGTGTGGACGCGGATTTCGACGGTTTGTTCGACGATGGCTCAGTAGCATGAACCGGGGGTGTTTTCATATCACCCTTGGCCTCCTTGCTTTCCTTGGTATCGCAGCTTGCGCTGCAACTCAGGAAGTCGGGAAGTTTGCTGCTGAACATGACTTATTCTTTCACCGCGTATGTAATGCGGATCTACCGAAAGAACGTAGTCATGGGGACATAGCGGATAAAACCGCATGTCTCTCCGATGATGAAGTCTTCAATACAGGAAATATCCAAGATGAAGAAATCAGTAAGTCAGTCCAAGAGGAAGCTCTTTAACCCTGACGAAGTGGCGACAGCCATCAGTCAGAACTTAAATCGTGATTTATCTGCCTCCACACAGTTGTACGGAGGCCTTAATTCACTTCAAGAGTTCTTTTCAGAAGCTCAGTCCGACGCGTGTATTAAAAAGTACGCGCCGGCTGCTGCCGACTCTGGCGTGGTTGAAAAAGAGGCTTTTACAGCCTTCCTTCAAACCAATGTCAGGATGCGTGAAGTTAACCGGAAGTTCCGGGCCCCTCGCGACATACCTGCAAACGTCCAGACTCCCCACGAACGTTTATTAGTTCGTGCCCGGGCTTTAATAGCTTGGGTTCTTAGGGAGGTTAGCTGGTGTGAAATCGTAGAAAACGTTACCCATTCGGGTGGCGTTACTAGAGGTGTGTCCTATTCGGACACTAGTCTAGAAGCGAAGTTCACATGGCCAATGACTGCAACAAAAGAAGTGGCATTACTATTTAATGAGTATCTAGCCGAAGATTTACTTTTAGGCCGAGCTATTGAGAATTTTAATAGCCAGAAGTCAGCAATTGCTGATAGATACGAGTTAGTAGATGCATCACGTGCTACGACCGTCCCAAAGACAAAGACCAAACGGCGCATGATAGCAATTGAGCCTACACTGAATATGTTTTTTCAGCAAAGCTTGATGAAAATCATGTATCGTCGTTTAGCCGATGTTGGGTTGGACGTAGAGAGTTTGCCCGAGCGGCATAAGAAACTCGCATGGATTGGGTCTGTAACTGGCAACTTAGCCACTATAGACTTCTCTTCTGCGAGCGACTGTGTCTCTCTCGAACTACTGCGGTATTTACTACCTGCAGATTGGTTTGGCTGTATTAACTTGGTCCGCTGTCCGAAGATGGAAATCTTAGGAGAAACAGTGGATTTATCCATGGTTAGTACAATGGGTAACGCGGGAACGTTTCCGCTGGAGACTCTCGTATTCTGGGCCATAGGAGTGTGTACAATCATGCAGCAGG